CGCAGGGTCCGCAGGGCGTTGCGGGAGCTACGGGTGCAACTGGTCCACAAGGTCCAGCAGGCGACACGGGAGCCACTGGCCCGCAGGGGCCAGCAGGTGCGACTGGTGCGACGGGAGCAACAGGGCCGCAAGGCCCAGCGGCCTCGCTGAACTACACGTCTGTCGCTGACTTCCCTGCCACCGGCTCAAGCTCCGCCTTGTACCTCGCAGAGGACACGTCGCGGATCTACCAGTGGGAATCGCCCGTCTACGTTGAGATCGGCGTCTCTGGTGGCGGCGGTGGTTCTTCGACTCCATCGGCGGCTGACAATCTCTATCTCTGGAGCAACTTTCGCTAATGGCAACATCACCCGCATTCGCAGTCACGCCCCGCATCGGAAACGTCAGCATCGCCACGGCGGAATCTAGCTACACCGCACCGACGAACGTAGGCACGCTCATCACGGGTGCAAGCACGGGCACTCGCATTGCTGAAATCGTTGTGAAGCTCGCGGCGACGAGCGCGGCGGCTATCGTCCGCGTGTTTCTGTACGACGGAACGACCTACTGGCACTTTGACGAAATCACCGTCCCGGCTGCAACCGGCTCCGCGACGGTGCAGCAGGCCCGCGTATCGACGACCTACAACAATCTGATTCTCCCGTCAGCGTCTTGGTCGATCCGCGTAACGACATCCGTAGCGCAGACGACGCACGTTACGGCTCTCGGAGCAGACCTGTGAACCCCGGCATCTACGGTTTAGGTGGGCAGATTGTCACGCCGGTGCAGGGGCCGTTTAGTGGCACTGCCGGTGCGAGCAAGTTGCTGGCCGTGCAGGCACTCATCGTCGCGGGCGGTGGCGGGGCGGCTAGGCGCAACGACAGGGCTGCCGGCGGCGGCGGCGGCGGCGGCGTCGTTGCGCAAAGTATCGGCGTCACGCTTATGACTAACTACTCTGTGCAGATTGGCGCAGGTGGAACAGGCGGCACAGTCGCAAACAGCAACGCTACCACAAACGGCGGGCTTTCAGTGTTTAACTCAATCGTTGCGCTTGGCGGCAGTGCATCAAACACGGGTGGATCTATCGGGGCCACTGGTGCTTCTGGTGCTGGCAATTCCTTCCTTACTCGGATGTCGTCATTGATCTCGCTCCAAGGCAACACCGGAGGTCAGGGCGTCAGTGCTGCAACCTCTTCCGGTGGTGGCGGCGGTGCGGGTGCCGCCGGTGCAGACTCCACGGCGTCGGCGTCTGGTAACGGTGGAATCGGCAGATCGTCCGCGATCACCGGCACAGCCATTTTCTACGGGGCAGGTGGTGGCGGCGGTGGATACGTTGGCACATCGACGGCTGGCTCAGGCGGGCTGACAGGCGGCGGCGCAGGTTCCTCTGACCTTGCTGTCGCAGGGACGGCTGGCGCGGCGGGTACTGGCGGCGGCGGCGGCGGGGCAGCTTGCAATGGAACCGCGTCCAGCAATGGCGGAAACGGCGGCAGCGGTGTCGTCATCCTGCGATGGAACGCCTCGCAGGCAGTCGCCACGCTCTCGGCTGGATTGACTGCCACGCGCACCACAGTTGGCACAGACGCGGTGCTGACCATCACAGCAGGCACGGGCACCGTCACTTGGAGCTAACGCATGGCGCATTACGCCTTCATTGATGAGCAGTCCATCGTCTGTGAGGTGATCGTCGGCAACGACGAGACTACTGGCGATTGGGAGACGTTCTACGCAGCCGTGCGGGGGCAGCGGTGCGTCCGCACCTCGTACAACGGAAACATACGCGGCGTGTATGCCGGGATCGGGTACCGCTACGACGAGCAGCTCGACGTGTTCATCCCGCCATGCCCCGGCGAGGGATTTGTGTTGGACGAGGCGTCGGGGATTTAGCGAGAGGATCACTGGTGCCCGCAGACATCCCACGATGGCGGCCGACAAGGCCATCGGTCAAGCCGTCGAAAGAACGAGCGCACTATCTGACGGATGACTGGGCCGCGAAGCGTGAAGCCGTTCTCGTGCGTGATGCGTACACATGCAGAGTCTGCCGCAGAGTTGTCTATGGCAAGCACGCCCATGTCGATCACATCCTTCCGCTCGAGGACGGCGGCACCGATGACCTACTTAATCTTCAAGTCCTCTGCGATGAGGACCACGGACGGAAGACACGCGACGAACAACGCCGCAAAGGCCACTTGTCACCCTGACGGGGTGGGGTCAGACGGAAACCTGCCATTTTGTCCATGACCTCACGCCCGCTCTGCACGAAAACCTGTCGGGTTTTCGCAATTTGGAGACCCCTGCCATATGGGCAGCCGCGGACCACAACCTGACCCAGCCAGCCAACGCAGCAAAGACGGGCGAAACACTTCGATTGCAAGGCCACGCCCGCCGTGTGATGCCGTGACGATGCCAGACCACGTTGCATCGCGCCCACTAGCTGCCAAGTTCTGGGCCGACCACCAGGCCACGCTGATCGCCAGTGGCCGCCTCCGCCAGGAGCTCGCGGAGACGTTTGGCCTCCTCTGCCACTGGTACGCGGACTGCCGGCAGCTGGCCGACCAGGTCGCGGCCGAGGGCTGGATCACCGCCACCGACAAGGGGCAGGCCGCGAGCCCGGTGGCGAAGCTGCTGCGTGACTCACGGCGGGACTATGTCACGCTGGCGAAGGAGTTTGGTCTCACGGCCGCGTCGGATTCGCGGCTGCCACAGGATCCCACGGATGGCAAAGAAGAAATCGACGAGGAAGCCGCCCTCCTCCAGAAGCTCAAAGTCCGCTCCCTCTAAGCCAGCTGCGGACGGATCAGATCGTCCAGAGTACGTCCCCGGATACCAGTGGGATCCCGACCGTGCCCAGGGCGTGGTCGACTTCATCCAGCAGCTCTGCCGTCACCCGGACGAGTCGGGAGGCGAGCCCAAGCCGATTGAGTTGATCCCGTGGCAACGGGACCAAGTCCTCTACCCGCTCTTCGGCTGGCGACGTCCAGACGGCCGCCTCCGCTATCGCCGCTGCGGGATCTTCGTCCCGAAGAAGAACCGTAAGAGCAGCTTGATGTCGCAGCTGGCGCAGTACCTACTGACCTGCCACGCCCCGGCCCAGGACGTTTTCCTGGCGGCGAACGATCGCCTCCAAGCCCGCACGATGTACCGGATGGTCCGTCAGTCCGTCGAGGCATCGCCGCATCTCTCCAAACTGCTCGAGGTCGTGGACTCACGGAGCATCATCCGCAACCGCGAGACCGGGAAGGAGATCCGCTGCCTGTCGAGCGACTCGTGGCGCAACGAGGGCCTCAACGGCTCCGTGATCCTCGACGAGATCCATAGCTTCAAGAGCCCGGACCTCGTGACGGCTCTCATGTACGCGACCCGCGGCACGGCCAATGGGCTCGTGATCTCCATCTCGACGGCCGGCGACGATCGGAACGGCATCGGCTGGCAATGGTGGACGGACTGCGAGCTCGTCCAGAAAGACCCCAGCGTCAATCCCACCTTTCTTGGTTTGATCTACGCGGCGGCTGCTGACGATGACCACGACGATCCGGCCGTCTGGCGAAAGGCTAACCCGTCGATGGGGATCGCGTTCCCGGAGGACGAGTTCCGGGACGATTGGAAGGACTCGCTCACCAACCCGCGCAAGCGATCGCAGTGGCTCCGATACTCGCTCAACGTCTGGACGGAGGCCGATGGCCGGTGGCTGGACCCTGACCAGTGGGCGGCCTGCTCGGAGCCTCCCAAGCCGTTCGACGATCGACCCGTATGGATCGGTATCGACTTGGCCAGCAATCTCGACATGACCGCGGCGGCCATTGTGGCGAAGGGACCGGACGGCACCTACGACGTGGACATGCGTTACTGGGTGCCGAGCCAGACGGTGCCAGAGCGGATCGCAAAGGATCGCATCCCATACGACGCGTGGATCCGTTCGGGTCATGTCACCGTCACCGAAGGGGCACGGCTCGACCACGACAAGGTCGCCCAGGATCTGATCGACCTAGCCGAGCGTTACCGCGTGCAGACCGTCGCGGCCGACCCGTGGAACATCGGCGCGGTGGCCTCGCGGCTTCAATCGGCTGGGATTGAGGTCCAAGCTATTACGCAACGCACGGGAACCTTAAACGCCCCGTCGAAGCTGCTCGAGGCCCTGGTGGTCGAGAAGAAGCTCCGACACGGCGGGCACCCCGTGCTCACGTTCAACGCCAACAACGTCTGCTGCTTCACCGACAGCACTGGAAGCATCAAGCCCGACAAGGCCAAGAGCCGCGAGAAGATCGACGGGATCGCCGCCCTGGTCAACGCCCTGGCCGTCGCGTCCACGACCACCGAAACCGAAACCGACTGGAATATCTACGCACTATGACGGCAAAGAAACCAGCGGCGAAACCCCGACGGACTCCTGCCAAGAAGAAGGCCGAGCTCGTCTCGCTCCGTGGCCTGACTGATCCCAACCCGTTCGGCGTGTTCAACGGCGGGGCGATCGGCCCACAGACTGCCGTCCAGGTGACGGCGATCCTTGCCTGCGTTCGGTTCCTGGCCCAGGCGATCGCCTCCATGCCGGGCCACGTCGTGCGGACGTTCCCCAACGGCCGCAAGGCGGCGGCCCGTGATCTGCCCGTGTCCTATGTGCTCGGCAAGCGGCCCAACAAGTGGCAGAGTTTCTACGACTGGACCGAGCTCACGGTCTACCACGCGGCCCTCTTCGGAAACGCCTATTCGCGGATCCTGCCGGGCGAGCGTGGCTTCTGCTCCGAGCTCCGGCCGATGCACCCGACCCGGATGGAGGTCGTGCGGCTGAACGACTACTCGGTCGGCTACCGCTACCTGGAGGCAGATGGCCAGTGGCGCAGCTACGACCAGAGCGAGATCCTCCATGTGCGGTGGCTCTCCGACAACGGCCTCGTCGGGATGGTGCCGGCCGAGCTCTGCTCGACGAGCGTGGCCCTGGCCCGCAAGCTCGACACCGCGGCCACCAGCTTCTGGGACAACTCGGCCCGGCCAGACCTCGTCCTGGAGACGCAGGAGCAGATCCCCCAGGAGGCCGTCGAGCAGCTGCGGCGCCAGCTGCGTGAGATCTACGGCGGAGCCAACAAGCGGGGCAGCGCAGCCGTCCTGCCCAAGAAGGTGACGCTCAAGCCCATTGAGTCCAACAGCAACGAGGCGAACCAGTTCATGGAGCTACGGGCCTCCATCGTGCCCGATGTCGCCCGTGCCTACGGCGTCCCGTCCACGCTCATCGGTGACAGCCAGATGGCCCGCTGGTCGAACGTCGAACAAGAGTTCCTGACGGCCCAGGTTTTTTGCCTGCTGCCGTGGCAGCGGCGAGTCGAGGGGGCGATCGACCGGACGATCCTCTCGACGTACCAGGACCAGGGCGATGACGTCTCCTTCAAGCTCGACAACCGTGGCCTGCTGCGTGGCGACACTGCGGCCCGTGTCCAGCTTTATCAATCGCTCTGGAACATGGGGGCAATCACGCCCAACGAGGTGCGAGACCTCGAGGACTTCCAGCTGCTGGACACGCCAGCGGCCGACCAGACCTTTGTCCAGCTGGGATTCTCCACGCTGGAGGCGGCGGCCGCCCAGGCCGCAACCGGAGGGAATCCAAATGCAGCCGGAGCGTAGGTATCTGTCGGTGGACGAGATGGGCGATGACGGCCTCGGCTACGAGCAGAGGGACGACGGCGGCGTCACGATCCGCGGCATCTCTCCTCCGTGGAACAGCCTCTCGGTGGATCTCGGCGGCTTCCGCGAGCAGTTCAGCCCGACGGCCTTCGACCGGATCCTGGCACGGCACAAGAACGACCCCCGCGGACCTGTCGACGTCGTGGGCCTTTTCAACCACGAAGACTCGCAGCTGCTCTCCCGCACCACCAACGGCACGCTGCGGCTCTCCAAGGCGGCTACCGGCCTTGGTGCTGAGATGGATCTCCCCGACACGCAGCTGGGCCGGGATCTCGGAACGCTCATCCGCACGAAGACGCTCTTCGGTGCCTCCTTCGCGTTCAGCGTCTCGCAGACCGGAGAGCAGTGGACGCAGGACGAGAAGGGCAACGCCGTGAGAACCGTCACCGACGCGAACCTCTACGACTGGAGCCCGGTAACGCGACCGGCCTACCCGTCGAGCTCCGTGGGGCTGCGATCCCTGGAGGCTTGGAAGGAAGCCAGGGCCGTCGCCGGATCCGAGGGGCTCCTGATCAGCATCGACTACGACAAGACCTTCACGGCTGCCCCCGGCCTCTGGCGTTCGTTCATTGCCGACGCCACGGCCCGCGGCAACCGCGTCTGCTGCATCACGCGTCGTGCGGATGACGAGAAGAACCGGGAAGAGCTCCGGCTGGCGTTTGCCGAGCTCGACGTCGCCCAGGTGCTCCTGGCCGGGCCGGAACGCCAGAAGCGGCAGGCGGCCGCAGAGGCTGGCCTCGAGGTCGACATCTGGATTGACGATGCCCCGGAAACGATCCCGACCAAACCGGAGCCTCGCGCGGTCCGTCCGTCCACGCTGCTCGGCCTGCGGGCCACTGCTGCGGCAACCGCTGCGAGGCTCCGACTCTATGCCCGGTAAGTGCCCACGCTGCTCCGAGCGGCTCCGCGTCTGCTCGTCTAAACGGGCGGGCGCGAGTCAGGTGCAGTACGTCGAGTGTCTCTCCTGCCGGCACCGTCGCCGCCAGGTCGTGCCCGCCGAAAACGTCTGGAGGCGTTCAAAATGATCTCCGAGGCTCCCATCTCTGCGGCGCTCAAGTTTGAAGACCTGGCCAGCCAGGTCCGGTCGTTTCTGGCCACCGCGAGGATTGCCGCGGTCGGCGGCCTCGACTGGCGAGAGTTTGGCGAGCTCATGCTGGCCCTACTGACGCTCGCCACCACCACGCTCGACTCCGTCTCGACGCTGACCGGGGCCGAGAAGAAAGAGCTCGTCCTGGAGGCCGTGGCGGCGCTCTTCGATCAAATCGCTGACAAGGCCGTCCCTCTGGCCGCGTGGCCGCTCTGGCTGATTGCCAAGCCCGCCATCCGTGCCCTCGTCCTCGCCCTGGCTGCCGGCGCTGTCGAGCAGCTGCTCCCGCTCGTGAGGGCCACCGCATGATCTCCGTGCTACTTGTGCTGGGGGCCGCAGCCGCGATCGCGTGGCCGTGGATCTCCGAGAAGGCCAAGACGTTCGACTGGAAGCAGATCGACGGCCGGCACATCGCGGCCGCCCTGCTGGCTGGGGCGGCGATCTTGACGTATGTCAACCAGGACCAGGCGGCCCCACCTGCGCCGCCGGAGCCGTCCGGCTTCAGTCTCCGCGGCAAGTTCGTCGGGCCGGATGCCGCGGCCGACGCCGCGACCACAGCGGCCCTCTTCGACGAGCTCGCCAGCGAGATGGAGTGGGACTCGCTCCAAGCAGATCCGATGCTGAAGACCGGGATTGCGTTCGACGAGCTCCGCCGTCGTGCCCGCCTGCTGCTCTGCCGTGGCGTCAGCCTGGGCGACAAGCACCCGCGAGCCCGTGAGGCGATCAAGGCTTTCCTCGACTCGGCCGCCGGCACGTCTGGCGGGCCTCTCACGCCAGAGCAGCGGGCCAAGTGGGTCGCAGCGTTCCGCGAGGTCGGGAGGGCTGCCGCCGATGCCAGCAGGTAAGCACAAGTGGCAGGTCATCGTCGCGGCCCTGCTCGTCGGTCTGGCCGTCGCCCTGGCGGTCGGCAACCACCGGGCCGCCGGCCCGATCGGTGACATCGACGCAGAGAACTTCGGCTGGCGGCCCAACCCTGCCGGAGTGCGTGAGTTCCTGGCCGAGCTCGAGCAGCCGCTCTTCCGCGATGCCGGGGCCGACGCGATCCGCGAGGCCCGCGGCGTGGACACGTTCCTCTACCGTGCCCTCTACAAGGCCCACCAAGCCCGCTACGGGACACCGTTCGTCTGTGGCCGGCAGATGATCGGGGACTGTGTCTCGTGGGGCTGGATGCACGGCGTGTGGATCTCCCAGAGTATCGACTGGCAGACCGGACGGCTCCCCGATCCTCCGCTCCAGCCATGCACCGAAAGCATCTATGGCGGCTCGCGTGTCGAGGCCCGCAACAAGCCCGGCGACGGGGCGAGCCCCTACGGCGGCTGGAGCGACGGAAGCTATGGGGCAGCTGCTGCCCGGTTCGTCCGCGACTGGGGCGTGGTCTACCGCGAGCCAGGAGGCCCGCTCGCGGTCTACTCCGGCGACCGGGCCAAGCAGTGGGGGGCCTACGGCAACGGCGGCCAGGGCGACGGCGGCAAGCTCGATTTGGTGGCCAAGAAGCACCCGGCCACCCACGTCGCCCTCGTCCGCACCT